ACGTTGCCCTCGGGCATGATCGTGCCGGCGAGCTTCGCCGAAGCATTGACGGCCGCCCCAGCCGAAACGCGGGAGATAGCCAGCACGCGCGATGGCCGCGACGTAACGCGCGGGTTCGTCCAGCCGATGCAGCGCCTGCAGCCGCAGGACACGCTGCTACTCGCGCGCGGTGACGCGAATTACAACCTCTACCGCGAGGTGCTGCGCGATGACCAGGTCGGATCGGTATTCGCGCAGCGGCGCCTCGCTGTGATTTCTCGCTCGTGGGAAGTCGAAGCGGGCGGAAAGTCGGAGCCAGACAAGGCCGCCGCGGCGTTCCTCCAGGAGCAGCTCGACAATGTGCAGTGGGACGCGTGCACCGACAAGATGCTCTACGGCATGTTCTACGGCCACGCGGCTGCCGAGATGATGTGGGGCGTGGATGGCAGCTTCATCACCATCGACCGGATCAAGGTGCGGGACCGGCGCCGCTTCGTGTTCGATGGCGACATGAACCTGCGGCTCTTGACGATGGCGGACACGATGCACGGGGAGCGGCTGCCGGAGCGCAAGTTCTGGGCATTCTGCACCGGCGCCGATCATGACGACGAGCCCTACGGCCTGGGGCTCGCGCACTGGCTCTACTGGCCGGTATTCTTCAAGCGCAACGGGATCAAGTTCTGGCTGATCTTCCTGGAGAAATTCGGCCAGCCCACGGCGAAGGGCACGTATCCGGGCGGCGCGACCCCCGAAGAGAAGGCGCGGCTTCTCGCCGCGCTCGGCGCGATCGCCACGGACGCCGGCGTGATCCTGCCCGAGGGCATGGCGATTGAATTGATCGAGGCCGCGCGCTCGGGTACCGCCGATTACACGGAGCTCTACGATCGCATGGACGCGGCGATCGCCAAGGTCGTCCTCGGCCACACCGGATCGAGCGACGCGACACCGGGACGTCTGGGCGGCGAGGACAACGCGCACGACGTGCGCCAGGACATCGTGAAGGCCGATGCAGATCTCATCTGCTCATCGTTCAATCGCGGCCCGGCGCGCTGGCTCACCGAATGGAATTTCCCGGGGGCGGCGGTGCCGCGCGTGTGGCGCCAGGTCGACGAGGGCGAGGATCTGGAGAAGCGCGCGAAGATCGATCAGGCGCTGCACGAGATGGGTTATGAGCCCGAGTCCATCGAGTACATCAACGAGACCTATGGCGGCTCCTGGAGGAAGAAACCGACACCTCCGCCCCCGCCGCCGGGTCCGCTGCCGGCGCGACAGCCCGGCGCGGAGTTTGCCGATCCGGCACAAGCCGGCGACGTCGGCACCGAAGACCAGGAGGCGCTCGAGCAGGCGGCCGCCCAGTTTGCGCAGCGCTGGCGCGAGGTGCTTGGTGCGAGCGTGGAGGAGCTCCTCGCGATGGCCGAATCGACCGGCGACCTCGTGACCTTTCGCGAACGCCTGACCGAGATCATGGCGAATCCGCCCACCGAGGAGCTGGTCGAGTCGCTCACGCGCGGAAATTTCATCGCTCATCTCATGGGCCGCACGCTTGGCGACCGAAGTTAACTTCGGTCTCGCGCCTGCGAAGGCGGTCGCGTTCTTCCAGGGCAAGGGGCTCAAGGCGTCCTTTGCCTGGCAGGACATGCTCCACGATGAGCATGACCGCTCGTTCACGGTAGCGAAGATGATGGACCTCGATCTGCTGTCTGACGTGCGCGGTTACGTCGACCGCGCGATCGCGGAAGGCTGGAGTCGCGAGCGCTTCATCCAGGAGCTGCAGCCCGAGCTCGTCCGCCGGGGCTGGTGGGGGCGCGCCATGATGCCCGATCCCGCCACCGGTGAAACCCGCGAGGTTCAGTTGGGCAGCGTGCGGCGCCTTAACACGATCTATGACGTCAACCTGCGTTCGTCGTACGCCTCGGGCCACTGGGCGCGGATCGAGGAGAACCATCGCATCGCGCCGTATGTCATGTACAACGCGATCCTCGACGGCCGCACCCGTCCGCAGCACCGCGCCTGGCACGGCAAGATCCTGCGCTGGGATGATCCGTGGTGGAAGACCCACACGCCGCCCAACGGCTGGCACTGCCGCTGCACCGTGCGGCAACTCTCCGAGCGCGATCTGAAGGCGCTGGGCAAGCGCGGGCCGGATGAGGCGCCGGCGTCACCCACGCGCGAATGGACCAATCCGCGCACCGGTGAGACGATCGAGGTGCCGGTCGGCGTCGACCCCGGCTTCGGCTACGCACCGGGCGCGAGCCGGCGCGATGAGATCGTGGACATCGCGCGCCAGAAAGCGGCGGGCGCGCCACCGGAGCTGCGCGATGCGTTCCTCGCGTGGCTCGATGCCGAGGCTGCCCGGCTGAGGACGCGCCGGTGAACGTCAGAATCGAAGTCCAGGACGCGCCGGTCCGCGAAGCGTTGAGCCGGCTGGTCGCAATGGGCGAGAATCCCGCGCCGGCTCTGCATGCGATCGGCAGGCTCTTCAAGGAAAAAACGCAGCGAGGATTCCAGACCAGCACCGATCCTTACGGGCGCCCTTGGGCACCTCTTAAGGTACGATCGGGGCAGCCGCTGCTTGACAAGGGGCATCTCCTCAATTCGATCGACTATCAGGTCGAGGGCAACAGCGTGGAGATCGGCACCAACAATCCGCACGCACTTACCCATCAGAAGGGCGCGACGATTGTACCCACCAAGCCTGGCGGCGTGCTGGTCTTTCCCGGTCCGGACGGCAAGTTGATCTTCGCAAAGAAGGTGACGATCCCGGCGCGCATGATTTTCCCGACCGACGGGCTGCCGGAGGACTGGAGCGCGGAAGCGCTCGATGCCATCGGCGATGCGATGCGCGCAACCTGGGACGGCGGATCAAATCCTTAACATCTGTTAAGAGACACGGGCAGCGCCGGGCGGCAGACTTCGCCGCTCATGAGCGCGATCGAAATCTTCAAGCCCGGCCGCCATGTCGCGACAAGCGGCAAATCCCTGGAGTTTTCCGATGCTGATCTGACAGCCACCGCCGCGGCCTACGATCCGGCGGTGCACGAGGCGCCGATCGTCATCGGCCATCCGAAGACCGATGCGCCCGCCTACGGGTGGATCAAGTCCCTCAAATTCAACGGGCGGCTGGAGGCCGAGCCCCAGCAGCTCGACGCGGCGTTCGCGGATATGGTCGCTGCCGGACGCTTCAAGAAAATCTCCGCCAGCTTCTGGTTGCCTGACGCGGATGACAATCCGAAGCCCGGGGTCTACTACCTGCGGCACGTCGGCTTCCTCGGCGCAGCACCCCCATCGGTCAAGGGCCTGAAACCCGTCGCGTTCAGCGCGAGCGCGGAAGGCGTCATCGAGTTCAGCGACTGGACGCCGATGCAAAACGCATCGCTGTGGCGCCGTATGCGCGAGTGGTTGATCAGCAAGTTCACGCTGGAAGAGGCCGATCAGATCATCCCCGGCTACATGGTCGAGGATCTCGAGGCCGCGGCTCGCGGCAACCAGGCGGCGGTTGCATACGCCGAGGAACTCAACACGGAGAACGACATGGCCACGCAAGCAGAAATCGCAGCGCGCGAAGCGAAGATCAAAACCGATCAGGAAGCCCTCGACCGGAAGAATGCCGAGTTCGCTGCGCGCGAGGAGCGGTTGCGGGCGGCGGAGTTGGTTACGCGCCGCACCGCGATCGCCGAGTTCGTCGCCGGCCTGGTAAAGGGCGGCAAAGTGCTGCCGCGCGACCAGGCGGGGCTCGTCGCCTACATGGCCGGCCCGAACGATGCCGGCGTGATCGAGTTTGCCGAAGGCGAGGCGAAGAAGACCGCGAAGCCGGATGAATGGCTGCGCGGCTTCCTCACGAACCTGCCCAAGGCAGTGGACTTTACCGAGCACGCGCAGCGCGGCGCCGAGCAGACGGAGCTCACCGGTGAAGTGATCGCCAAGCGCGCGATCGAATTTCAGGAATCCGAGCGCAAGGCCGGCCGTGAGGTATCGGTGATCGCGGCGGTCGAGCACGTATCCAAGGCGGCCGCAACGCAGTAGCGGTCACGCCTCTTTCCACAGGGCCACAGGAGCATCCATGAACTCGCTACTCACCAAGAGCTATACCGCCGGCGCGGCCATCGCGAAGCATCGGTTCCTGAAGGCGGGCGCCGCCGACTACGCCGCCATCCAGGCGACGGACGCCTCGGTTGCGATCCTGGGCGTCTCGGAGGGCGTGGCAGCCGCCTCCGGTGAGCAGGTCGATGCCATCAAGGCCGGGCTCGCCTACCTCGAGCTCGGCGGCAATGTCACGCGCGGTGACGCGCTCATCCCGGACGCGAACGGCAAAGGCATCGCAGCCGTGATCGTCGCGGGCACCACGCAGCGGGTCGGCGCCATCGCGGAGATCTCCGGCGTCGCCGGTGACGTGATCCCGGTCAACGTGACGCCGGGCGCGGTGATTGCGACCGATACCGGGATCGCCACCGCGGAAGTGACGATCTCCTCGGCCGAGCTGCTGGCACTCAATGCGACGCCCAAGCAGATCATCGCAGCACCGGGCGCCGGCAAGGCGATCCTCGTGGAGGACGCGCAGTGGTTCCTCGATTACAACTCGGCGGCCTATGCGGGCATCGCCGCGGGCGAAGACCTGACGCTCAAGTACACGGACGGCTCGGGTGCTGCGATCACGACGCTCGAGACCACAGGCTTCCTCGACCAGACCAACGACGAGTTCCGCCACACGGTGCCCGGGTACGGTGCGGCCGGCGTTGAGCCCGTCGCCAACGCGGCGGTCGTTGCGCACCTTCTGGTGGGCGAGATCATCACCGGCAACTCGCCGCTCAAGCTGCGCGTGCGCTACCGCACCGTCGACGTCACCTGGTAGACGGGCCTAACGACACACTTCACGGAGAAAGCCACAATGAAACTGCGATTCCATCTGATTCAGTTGCTCGGCGTTGCACTCGTCCTGGCAGCCTGGCTCGCCGGCCTGCTGCCGGCCGAGGGCATGCCGATCCTCGCGATGGCGCTCGCGCCGTTCCCGGTGACGCCGAAGCTCCAGGGCATCACGCTCGCCTACCGGAACCGATCGCTCATCGGCGACGAGATCCTGCCGCGCGTTCCCGTGGGCCTGCAGGCGTTCAAGTACCTGTCTTACCCGAAGGGGACGTTCTTCACGCTGCCCGAGACGCTCGTCGGACGCAAGGGACGGCCGAATACCGTGGAGTTCGAGGCGACCGAGATTGATTCGTCCACGAAGGACTATGCGCTCGATGACGAGGTGCCGGTCGCCGACATCAACAACGCGGCAGCCCAGCCCGGCATGCCCGATCCCCTGGCGCGCGCCACGGAGGGCATCACGGAACTCCTCGCGCTGGCGCGCGAAGTCCGTGTCGCAAGCCTGGTATTCGACGCCGCCCAGTATGCCGCGGCGAACAAGGTGACACTCGCCGGCAACGATCAGTGGTCGTCCGGGCACGATGATGGAAATCCTATCGTTGACATCACGGTGGGCCTGGATGTTCCGATCATGCGCCCGAACGTCGCGGTAATGGGCCAGGCGGTGAGCACCAAGCTGCGCCAGAACAAGTACATCGTGAAGGCGTTCAACGGCACCACCGGAGACGCCGGCATCGTGCCGATGGGGTTCATCAAGGAAATCTTCGAGCTGGAAGATATCTACGTCGGCCAGGGCTGGGTCAATATCGCCAAGAAGGGCCAGGTGCCGAACATCGTGCGCGTGTGGGGCAAGCACTTCGCCCTGCTCCACCGCAACAAGAATGCCGACACGCAGCGCGGCACCACGTTCGGCTACACGGCCGAGTGGGGCACGCGGGTTGCCGGCAGCGAGCGCGACTCGCTTATCGGCATGCGCGGTGGCGAGCGCGTGCGTGTCGGTGAGTCCGTCAAGGAACTCATCACCGCGAACGATCTGGGCTACCTCATCGCTGACGCGGTGGCGTGATGGCGCGCTACCGCATTCAGTCGCCGCTCAAGATGGGCGGCAAGACTCACGAGGTCGGGAAGTTCGTCACGATCGAGGACGCCGCACTCGCCGCGCACCTCATCGCCAACGGCACACTCGTTTCGCCGCCGCAACCCGCGCCCGATCCCGATGCGGAGTCTGTCGCCCGGGCCAACGCCATCCGTGCCCGGGCGGAAGCGGCGGCGCGTGGCCAGGGCGGCGAGTGACGCACGCGTAGTCGCGCGCCGCCGATCGCACGCGTATGACCTACGCCACGCAGCAGAACATGATCGACCGCTTCGGCCAGGAGGAGCTCACCCAGCTCACCGACCGCACGCGTTCAGGCGGGATCGATGCTGCAGTGGTGGACCGTGCGCTGGCGGACGCCGATGCCGTCATCAATGGCTACGTCTCAGCCAAGTACACGCTGCCCCTTTCCCCGGTGCCGGCGGGGCTGGAGCGAATCGCGTGCGATATCGCGCGCTACGGCCTCTACGACGATCGCGCAACCGAGCAGGTCAAGCAGCGCTACGACGCTGCCATCACGTTTCTCAAAGACGTGGCGAAAGGGACGGCCACTCTCGGCCCGGATGCCGCGAATCAGGCGCCGTCGATCACGGGCGGCCCGCAGCACTCCGCCCCGGAGCGGATCTTCACCCATGACACCCTTGAAGACTTCTAATGTCGGTGGAGCTCTTCGACGCGGAGCTGGTCATCGCGCGGCTCTCGGCCGAGGTCACCGACTTCAAGCAGATCGGCGGGTCGGCGGATTTCATTACAGCGATGAAGGGCGGCGTGGTGCAACCGCCCGCGGCGTTCGTTGTTCCGCTCTCGGAGCGCGCGCTTCCCAACGAGCTCGCGACCGAAGCCGTGTCTCAGCGCGACAACGCGACCTTCGGCGTCATCTTCGCGGTGCAAAATATCAGGGACTCCCGCGGGCGCGAGGCGCATGTGCAGCTGCGAGCGCTGCGTATCGCGGTCATGAATGCGCTCCTGGGCTGGACGCCGGACGGCGCGGTCTACGACGTTTTCACGTTCGCCCCATCCGGCGGCCGGCTTCTCGCATTCGAAGACCAGGTGCTGTGGTGGCAGGACGATTTCGTAACTGCACTTTACCTGCGGACTATATGACGCCGCGGTATATGAGGAGAGAGCTATGAGCAACGTTCCAGTGGGCCACGGCGGTTCCTACCGCGTCGGCGAGAACGGCGAGGTTACGCAGGCCGAAGCACCGACGCAGGATCACCCTGAAGGTAACCGCCCGCGCAACTCCGATGGCAAGGCGCTCCACCTGGGTGAGCCCGTGCCCGAGGAAAAACCCGCCGCACCGCCAGAGCCGGCAGAGCCGCCCGCGGCCAGGCGACGCAGCAGCTTCTTCGGCACGCCTCCGGCATCGGACAAGGAGTAGACGATGGCCACCCGCTATTTCCGCAAGAAATCGATCCTCGCGAAGATCGAGGCTGTCTACGGCACCGATTCCGTGCCCACCGGTGCGGCGAACGCGATCAACACGCGTGACGTCGAGTTTACCCCGATGGAGCTGGAATACGCCGACCGCGACATCGCTCGCGCCTACATGGGGCATCAGGAGCAGATCGTCGTCACCGCGCGCGCGCGGATCTCCTACAACGTCGAGATCGCGGGCTCCGGCACCGCCGGCGTGGCTCCCGCGTGGGGGCCGCTGCTTCGCGCCTCTGCGATGGGTGAGTACATCCTCGCGGCCGCTCACGCGAACACCGCCCAGGCCGGCGGCGCATCGACCATCACGCTCGCCGCCGGCGCATCGGCTTCGGATGAGGCCTACCGCGGCATGCGCATCCGCACCACCGGCGGCACCGGCTCGGGCCAGTCGCGCATCATCTCGACCTACAACGGCACCAGCAAGGTTGCCACTGTGTCGGAGGCGTGGACGGTAAACCCGGATGCGACTACAACGTACTCGATCGACGCGCAGGTTGCCTACCTGCCCGTCTCCAGCGGACACGAGGCGGTGAGCAAGTATTTCAACCTGGACGGCAAGCGCCACATCATGCTGGGCACGCGCGGCAGCGTCGCGATACGGTTGATGGCGCGCAGCCTCCCGATGTTCGCGTTTACCTTTGAGGGGCTGCTCGGCACCATCAGCGACACGGCGCTCCCGACCGACGTCTTCACCGCCTGGAAAAAGCCGCTTGCCGTCAACAACGCGAACACCAGCGGCTTCACGCTGCACGGTTTCGTCGGCAAGCTCTACGGCCTGGAGGCGAATCTCTCCAATCAGCTCGTCTATCGCAATCTGGTCGGCGTGGAGGACGTGCAGGTGACGGATCGCGGTCCGGCGGGCAGCGTCACGATCGAGGACCCGACCATCGCCGAGAAGAACTACTACACCCAGGTGACGGCGATCAACCTGGGGGCGATGAACCTGCTCCACGGCACCGCCGCGGGCAACCAGTTCCACTTCCACGCACCGGCGGCGCAGTTGACCAATCCGCGTTACGAGAACCGCGACGGCATCGTAGCGCAAGCGCTCGCCGCGCGGTTCGTCTCCAACCTCGGCAACGACGAGATCGCCATCCAGGCGCTCTAAAGGAGCATCGCACTAACAAGCTGCCCCTCGGTAACCGGGGGCACATCACAACGAAGCGCATGCATTGGTGGGCATCCCGGCCGGGTCGCCCACCTTTTTTTTGAACGATTTGATGAGGGTTTAACGCAATGTTCAAGATAGCAGAGAAGCGGATAGTCGAGTGGCCTGTGGTGATCTCCGTGCCACAGGACGGCGGGAAAGTGCGCAAGCACGAAGCGCGCGTGCAGTTTGAGTATCTCGAGCAGGCTGAGGTTGATGAAGTCCTGGCCAGCGGAAACGACACCGATTTGATGGTGCGCGCGGTCAAGGGGTGGCCGGAAGGCCAGTTTCAGGACGAGAAGGGCGAGGCGCTCGCGTTCAGTCCCGAGAATCTCGCGCGGCTGATGCAGACACAGTATGTGCGTCTCGCATTCGTTGCCGCGCATCTGCAGCTCCAAAACGGCCGTGAGGCAGCAAGAAAAAACTAGCCGACGCCGCACGGCACTGGGCGCACGTCATGCGGCGGAAGGTCGGGCGCGGTCCGGACGAGGCTGCCGATGATCTCGATAGCATGGGGATCGGTGGCGAGGTGCGCGACGCGGTCGAGGAGGACGATGCACCCGATCTGTTTGCCGTGTGGCCCGAGAACAGGTCTACGGTTGACCTCTTCACGAACGCGTGCCGCACCCAATGGAGCGTCGGTTTTGAAGGCGTTATCGGTATGAACTATGCCGGAGTCGATGTGGTGCTCCGCATGCAACGCGTGAAGCGCCAAGCGCGCGTCTTCTCCGATATCCAGGTCATGGAACGCGCGGCCCTCCCCATCCTGAAAGTGCGCAGCGATGAGTGACGTCGTTCTCGGCATCAGGCTTACGATTGACGGCAAGGAGGTATCCGGTGAGATCCGGGGCCAGACCGCCGAACTGGAGAAGCTCGGCCGCGTCGCCCAGCAGTCCAATCAGCAGGCGAAGACCGCGGCGGACAATTACGTCGCGTCGCTGAGGAAGCAAGCCGACACGCTCGGCATGACCAAGACGCAGACGCTTGCGTACGAGGCGTCACAGCACAACCTCACCACCGCGCAGCGCGAGCAGATCGCCACCAACATCAAGGCGATTGAAGCTCACGATCGCCACGAAAAGATACTGGGGCGCGTTCGAATGGCGGCTGCTGCCGCCGGCGCGGTGCTCGCCGCAGGACTCGTCGCCGGGCTCAAAGCATCTGTCGCGGCCGCGATCGAGGCGGAGCAGGCGGATCTCCGTCTGCTGGCGGTCGTCAGGGCAACGGGCCAGGCGGCAGGACTGACGGCTCGGGAGCTGATCGATATGGCCGGAGCCTTCCAGGATCGGCTCGGCATCAACGACGAGGCCGTCAAGCAGTCGATGGCGGTGCTCCTCACATTCCGCTCCGTTTCGCGCGACAGCTTCGGCGAAGCGATGGAAGTCGCGGCCAATCTCGCCAAGGTGACTGGCACCGACCTCCAAAGCGCGGTGTTGCAGCTCGGCAAGGCCCTGGAGGAGCCGGAGGCCGGATTGACGGCGCTGCGGCGATCGGGCGTGAGCTTCACCGAGTCGCAAAAGGATCTAATCAAGGAGCTGGTCGAGACCGGTAACCAGGCGCAGGCAATCACCACGATCCTGCAGGTAATGAAGGAGCAGGGTTTCGACAAAGTGGCCGAGTCGATGCACCAGGGCCTCGGCCGCGAAACAGCCAGGCTCAGGAACGAATGGGACGATCTCCTTGAAACGCTGGGGCGCACAAAGCAGATAGAGACTGGCGTGGGCGGTCCGTTGGGCTTGCTCGCCACCCGGCTCCGCGAGCTGCGTGAGTTGATAGAGCTTCCGGTCTGGCAGCGCCTGGGCGTCATCTTTAGTTTCGGTGGGTACTCTCCGCCCAAGCCCACGACGTCGAGTTCCGGCGTTGACGCTGAGGATCGTGACCAGGGACTGTCGATCCGTTCGGTACGGAACGCGCAGGATGCTTACGCGTCGTTCAGCAAGCAATTCCGCAGCGACAACGAGAAACTGGCCGACGACCTGCGCAAGCTCACCGCGCTTTACAACAACAACGCGATGTCCCTCGAGGAATACACCAAGACCGAGGCCGATATCCGCGCCAAGTACGCGAAGAAAGGCAAGGGCGACGGCGGCGAAGACATGGAGGCATACGTCGCTAAGCTCCGCGAGCAGCTCGCCGTCATCAAGGAAACCTCACTCGAAGAGAAGGTGCTATACGACCTACAGACCAAGCGCTGGAAGAACGGCACGCAGGCGCTGAGGGAGGAGGCGGTCGAACTAGCGCGGCGCCAGGCGCTCAAGAAGAACGAGGATCTGTTGCTCCAGACGGAGCTGGCGTTGCAGAGGGAGGCGGCTGAAGAGGGGCGCGTGAGAATTCAGCTCGGCGAGCGCGCGAACCAGCTGCGCAACGAGGCGCTGGATTCGTCTCGGCTCGCCGTGCAGGCAGCGAACGATGAGCTGGCGATCGCTCAGAAGGAAATCGAGCTGATGGGACTCTCCGAGGCGGCGCGGCGTGAGCAGCTCGCGCTGTTCAAGGCGGAGATCGAGGAGCGCGCCAAGATAAACGCGTTGAAAGCCCAAGGCGCGAAGCTGGACGACGAGGACGTTGCGAACATGCTGGAGCGCGCCAAGGCGGCCGCTGCCGTCCGAGCCCAGGCTGACACACTGCGGCAGGAGTTCGCCGCAATGCAGGGGCAGCAGGTCGATATGTGGCGGTCGATAGACCGTGTCGCGCATGACACGTTTTCCTCGATCGAGGATTCCGGGAAGGGCGCATTCGATCGGCTCCGGGACTCGCTTAAGAACGGGCTTTACGATCTGCTCTACCAGATCACGGTGCGCCGGTGGATCATTAATATCTCGGCCGCGGTGTCCGGGCAGTCCGCGGCGTCGCAAGCCTTCGGCGCCGCAAATGTGAACGGCGGCGGCATGAGCATCACGGATTTGTTCTCCCTCGGCAACAGCGCCTCCGGCCTGTTCGGTGGTGGGGGACTGTTCGGCGGCGCGGTGAACCTGGCAGGCAATTCTCTCGCCGGCGCATCCTGGTTGGGCACCGGCTCCATGTTCGGCGCCGTCGGTGGGGCAGAACTGGCGGGCCTTGCCGCGCTGGAGGGTGGCGGGGCACTGGCGGGCGGCGCCGCACTCGGCGCAGGTGCCGCCGCGGCCATCCCGTACATCGGCTGGGCGATCGCAGCGATCGCGCTTCTCTCAAGCCTCGGCGGCAGCAAGATCCCGACCTCCGCCCTCGGGGGATTCGGCGGCGCATTCGACCCCGGCGGAATGATCTCGGGTACGCCGTCGCCCTACGGCGGCGACAGCGCCGGCGCGCAGCGCGTCGTCGAGGGGCTGTACCAACGTTTCGACACGCTTGCCACTGCGCTTGGCGGGCGCTACCAGAACGTCTCGTTCTCCTACGATGCCAACACCGGCCGGGAAGGCCAGAACCCGAACTTCGCGCTCTTCTCAGCCGCGGGCGCGAACCGCTACCAGGTGGGTGAGAACGTCGGTGCCTACCGCCAGCTCGACGACGCGACGCTGCAGCTCGAGGTGAGTCGTGCGCTGGTCTCCGCCCTCCAGGGTGCGGACCTCCCCGGCTACATCGAGAAGTACTTCGACAGCCTCAATCCGGCCGGCATGGATCAGGCCGCGATCGACAACGCGCTCGCCTTCTCCGGCGCCCTGAAGGCATTGCGCGATTCGCTCTATGAGACCCGCACGCCGCTCGAGATCGCGCGCGACAACATGCGGGACCTCGCGCGCGAGCTTTCCACCTCAAAGGGCGGCTTCACGGAGGACCTGAAGGCCGCGATCCGCGAGGGCCTCACGCCGGAGACGCTGGCGCAGTGGACGCAGCTTAAGGCGATCATCGAACAAGTGACGGCCGCGGAGCACCAGCTCGCCGACGAGCGGCGCGCGGAGGCGCAAGCGCTTCTTGCCCAGCAGCGAGAGCGGGCACGCGCGCTCCTCGCCGAGCAGCGCGAGCTGGCGCGCGCGCGGCAGCAATTCCAGGGGAGCATAGAGCAGCGCATCGCCGCGCTCGGCGGCGGCCCGGGCGCCGGCGTGCTGCGCTCGCGGCTCGATCAGTTGCGCGATCAGTACGAGGACGCGGCCGGCAGCCGGCGGCGCATCAACATCCTCACGCAGGCGGCCGAGACCGTCGACCAGTGGCTCGATGCGCGCACCTCCGCGCTGGAGCGCGAGCGGGCGAAGATCGAGGAGGTCGGCGCCGTGCGCTTGGGCGCGCTGGAGAAGGAACTCGCGATCCAGCTCTCGTGGGCGGGGGCGCTCTCCCAGGCGAAGGCGATGCTGGACGCGATGCGGCTCACCTCCGCCAACCCGCTGCCGATCGGCGGCCGCGTGGGGCTTGCCTCGCTCGACGTCGCGCGGCTCCAGGGCGAGTTCGCCGCGGCGCCGCGCGACGAGCGCGGGGCGCTCGCGCAGCAGCTCCTCTCCGCACTCGGCACCCAGCTCGGTCTGGTGCAGGAAGCCTACCAGCGGCCGAGCCCCGAGTATCAGGCCGCGTACAACCAGATCGCAGCGCAGGTCTCGGACGTGCAGGCGAAGGCGCAGCATCACGCCGAGCGCGCGATCACCCTCCAGCAGGAGATCTCCGCGCTCCAGGAGGCGCAGATCAAGCAGCTCGCCGGCATCGATGCCAGGCTCGAGGCCGCCAACAGCCAGGCACTCGAATGGTACCGCGAGATCCAGCAGCAGGGCGCGCTCCTCTACAAGGAGCTGCAGCTCACCGCCAAGGCGGAAGCCGAGGCGCTCGCCGCCGGCGTTACGCTGAGCGATCACATCGCCACCAACACCGGGCGCACGGTGACGCTCCTCACGCAGATCCGCAACCGCCTTGCCGTGATGCCGCCGGGGTTCGCATCGGGGCTGGACTTCGTCCCGTACGACAACTTCCCGGCCATGCTGCATTTAGGCGAGCGGGTGCAGACGCGCGCGGAGGCCGATGCTGCACGTCGTGGCGGCGGCTCGGTGATCGAGTTCAAGCCCACGTTCGTGATCCAGGGCGGTAGGGCTGAAGACGCGAAGGCGATCGTGGAGGAAGCATATCGCGTCTTCGTTCAACGACTACCCGCCCTCAAACAGCAGTTAAAGGTGGCGTAAATGTCCGACAAAACCGACTACTTGAAGAACGCGCAGATCAACACCATGCGCGACGTGGCGCTCTCCGCGCCGGCCGACATGTACGTGGGGCTCTTCAGCACGATCCCCGCGGACGACGGCACCGGCGGCGTGGAGCTCTCCGGGGGCAGCTACGCACGCCAGGCGGTGACGCTCGGCGCCCCGGCGGCCGGCGTTTCCAGCAATAGCGGGGAGGTGGCGTTTCCCGTCGCGACCGGCAACCAGGGCACCGCGATAGGCTGGGGACTCTTCGATGCGGCCGCGGCCGGCAATCTGTGGTGGAAGACGCGGCTCGGAGGCGCGCCGCTCGACTTCATCGGGCTTGCGGCGGACGACTTCATCTACGCGCTGGGGCATACGTTCGTCAACACCGACGAGATCGTGTTCACGGGTGCCTCCGTGCCCGGCGGGCTCACCGCCGGCACCAAGTATTTCGTGCGCGATGCGGCCACTGACAAGTTCAAGGTGGCGGCCACGAGCGGGGGTGCTGCGATCGATCTCACCGCGAACGGCACGGGGGTCGTGCAGACGGATCTGCGCAAGACCATCAACACAGGCGACCAGGCCAAGTTCGCGATCGGCGACCTGGTGGTGAAGGAGCGCTAGACCATGTTCTTCGCCGTGTATGAGACCGCGTCCGGCAAGCTCGTGAGTGTCGGCACCGTGCTGGGGCCTTTGCGCGAGGGGCTCGCCTCGCAGCAGATCCAGGGCGAGCACGATTCGGCCACGGTGTGGAATCCGCTGACGCTGGTGTTCGATCCGCCGCCCGCGCCCGTGCCCGATCCGGACCGCATCGTGATGCAGGCGCTGGTGGACAAGACGCTCCAGGACTGGACCAACGCGGACACGATCGTCGCCATCAAGCACCTGATCAAGCGGCAGCTCCGCAATGGGTGACTGGCCGCTCTCGGGGGGCGCGCAGAAGCTCACCACCGTCGCCGCCGATGCCGCCGCCTCGCGCGGCACGACGGTCACAGCTCCCGGCGCCAACAACACCAAGGGCGCCTACACCGAGCTTGTCGCCTCCTCGGCGCACGACGCGGACGCGCTGCTCGTGGTGCTGCAGATCGGGCTCAATGCCGTGGGCTACCTCGTCGACATCGCGATCGGTGGCGCAGGATCGGAGAAGGTTGTCGTGCCCAACATCCCGCACGGGTCCGCCAACAGCACGCGCGACACGGACAGCCTGGCTGTGATCGTGCCGCTCGCGATCCCGGCCGGCACCCGCATATCGGCACGCTACCAGGCAAGCACCGCATCTGGCTCCATCGTGCGCGCGACGGCGACGCTGCTCAAGGGCAACTTCAAGTCGCCCTCGGCGCTGGGCGTTGTCTCCGCACTCGGCGCGCTCACCGCGAGCAGCCGGGGCACCAACATCGATCCGGGCGGCACGATCAACACCAAGGGCTCGTATGCGGAGCTGATCGCCTCCACTGCGTACGACATCAAGGCGCTGGTCGTCATCCCGCGCAAGGTCGCGAACGGTTTGAGCGTGGCCACCTGGTGGCTGCTCGACATCGCGATCGGCGGCGCCGGCTCGGAGAAGATCGTCATTGCCGATTACGCGCTCACCGCATCCGACCGGGACATCCTGTCGCCGGAATCCACCGTGATTCCCGTTGACATCCCGGCCGGCTCGCGGGTCGCCGCGCGCGCGGCCTGCAGCATCAACACCGCGAGCGTGCGCACGATCGACCTGGTCCTACTGGGAGTCACCTGATGGCTGTCCAATCCGCCGCGAGCGGCACGCAGGCCGCAACCGTCACCACCGAGCACACGCTCACCACGCAGACCAGCGCCGGCGTCTACGTCCTGGTGGTCGACGCCGGCAACATGGTCGCCGACGATGAGCTGGAGCTCAGGCTCAAGACCAAGGCGAAGAGCGGAGGCACCTCGCGCCTTGCCTACATCGCGACCTACCGCCACGCGCAGGGCGACCCGAACAAGTACTCGATCCCGGTGCCGGTCGATACCGAGATCATCGCCACGCTCAAGCAGACCGCGGGCACGAGCCGCAACTTCGACTGGAACCTGCTCAAGCTCTAGCCCATGTCCACGCTCCGCCACAGCGCGCTCCTGACCGACAGCTTCATCCCGCTCAAGGGCACCGCGCAGGGCAACGCCAGGGCGCACGCGAAGGCGACCATCGCTCTCGGCTTGATGGGGCTGGCCGAGGGACGCCCGCAGGCCTTCGGCAAGGTGCTGCGCGGCCTGGCGCTGAAGGGCCGCGCGCAAGGCAACACGCGCGCGCAGGGGAAGGCGATCGGCCGCTGGAAGCTCCGCGGAACGGGGCAAGGCGTGGCACGCGCCTACGCGCTGCCGAACCAGCTCCCGCGCATTCTCGTGCGGCGCGAGTTCAACGCGCTGCTGCGGATCTCCACGCACCGCTACGGGGTCAACGAGGAATACCGCGAGGCGGTGTGGCACGAGCCGCTGGTGATCGAGTTGCCGCACCCGGAGGAGGCGCTGCAGGACGACTTCGGCATCGCCGCATCGAGCGAGCTTGAGATCGCGATCGCGGACACGGCGCTGCGTGCTGTGCTCGAGGCGGGCACGCTCGACGGCGCGCAGGCGATCGTGGAGGTACTGACGCGCAGCCACTACACCACCGGCGCGCCGCAGGAGGAGGTCATCACCAAGGGCTACACGGTCGCCGGGTACCGCTACCGTAGCGGGGAGGTGACGCTCTCGCTCGCCGATATCGAGGACGTGCGGCTCCAGGCAACCTATCCCTTCCGCAAGTTCGCAGCCAGCGACTGGCCGGAGCTTTTCATCGACCACGCCGGCCGGCCGGTGCCGGTCGCGGTCGGCACCGCGGTCAAGGTGCCCTGCACGCTGATTGAGACCAACGCCGGCGCCGGGCCGTTCGTCTATGCGGTGTGCGAGCAGGGGCCGAGCGTGCTGACCATCTACCGCGGCGGGCGCATCGTCTCGCCCACGGAATACACGGCCGGCACGGCAACGGCTGGCGGCTACACGGTGCTCACCGTTTCCTTCGCCAACGAGCAGCTCGACTTCCAGGGTAACCATTACGCGCTCGAGGCCGACGTCGCGGGCTCGAACAACCGCAACGCCGTCGCGGAGCTAAAGCGCCTGCTGCTGGCCGCGGGTGCGACAGTGGACCCGGTCTCCTTCACGCTCGCCGAGGCCTACGGCGAGACGGCAAAGATGTACGTGGACTTCGCCCATGCGAGCGAGCGCACCTATGCGGCGCTCGTGCGCGAGCTGGCGCTCGTCGCGCGCGCGAGCCTGCTGCGGGGCGCGACCGGCGAGTATTCGGTGATCCAGGACAAGGCGGTGAGCGTGATCCGATCGTACGACGAGACCGCAGGCGATCTGATCGAGCTGACCGAATACCGCTCGGCGCGGCCGCCGCAGAAGCTCGAGCTGTCTTTCCGCCCGAACATCGCCCGGCCCGGCGAGCTTGAGCACACGCTCTCGCGCTCGGCCGGCGGCTACACCGGCACTGAGCGCATTGAACTGTCGATGGTGCGCGACGCGGAGACCGCGGATCGCGCCGCGTGCTACCAGGCGCTGCGCCGCCAGCACGGCGCCCGGGCGCGCGCCTCGGTGCACGATGCGCGCATACGTGCGGGCCAGGCGATCGCGGTCAAGTCCGGCGGCATCTACAGCGGATCGAAGACGTGGATCGCCGAGCGCGTGCGCTTCGGCGCGGCGGGCGACGAGGTGGAGCTTCGCCAGTACGCGGACGCGATCCATGTCTACACGCCGGGCACGCTGCCGGCCAACGCCACGACCGGCTACAGCCCCGACTTCTCCCAGACGCCGCCCGCAGCACCCGGCGGCCTCATCATCACCGCCAACGTCACGAGCCTCAACCAGGACGGCACCGCGCAGTGCGCGCTGACGGTGAAGGCGACGCCACCCGCCACCAACTGGACCGAGATATGGTTCATGGCGGAGAACCAGGTGACGAACGAGATCTACCTCGGCCAGGGCGAGGCCATCGGCGGCGGCGAGTACGGCACCACGCTTGCCGGCCTGCGCCCGAACACCTTGCACAATCTCTTCGCGTGGGCGGTGAACGGCTTCGGGCTGAAGGGCGAGGTGACAGCGCCCGTCCCCTTCACGAGCCAGTCGTGGACCAGCGCGCCCGCGGCTCCCACCGGGGTGGCGGTCACCCAGGCGACGGGAAAGGTGCTGCGCCTCAAGTGGAACCCGGTCGCCGGGAGCAATATCGACCACTTCAACGTGTTTCGCAAGGTGGGTGCGGGCAACTTCAGCAAGGTGGGCGAGGAGGCCGCCACGGTCTACGTCGACAACGACGTCAACTACGGCACAAGCTACAGCTACAAGCTGCGCACCGTCGACCGCGCGGGCAACGAGTCGGATGACTCCGCGACGGTCTCGCGCACGCCGAGCGTCAACGTCGGCACGCCCGATATCGTGTCGAACGCGATCAGCTCGGTCGTCGGCCAGAATGACAACCAGGCGCAAGTTCTCACCACGAGCTATCAGGACCTCGCCTCGGTGCAGATCACGACCGAGGGCGGCCGCGTCCTGGTCGATTGGGGCACGAGCTACAGCCTGGAGATTCCGGCCGACGGCAGCACCACGTTTGCCTGGCTGCATCTGCGCCTGAAGCGCGGCTCGACGGTTCTCGTCGACGAGACGCAGGCGGCCTACCTTCAGTTCACTGGCGGGGTCGGCGCGAACAGCCGCTCGGCCGGCGGTACTTACTCGGACACGTACTTCGACACGCCCTCTGCCGGAACGCATACCTATACGATCCAGGGCAAGAAGTTAACCGGCTCCGGGCCGGTGTTCAGCTATCGCCGCTCGCTGCAGGTCGTGGAGCTGAAGCGATGAAAATCCATCACGGCGAGCAGAGCTACTCCGCCTCCGCGACCTCGCAGCAGACGGGCTACGAGGCGTCCAATCTCGTCCTGCCGCAGGTGCGCCGCGCCTGGCGCTCGTCCGCCACGACCGAGCAAGTGGTGACGCTCGACATGGGCTCGAGCAAGACGCCGGCGAGCCTCTGGGTGCAGGAGGTGAACTGGGCGACGGCCACCATCGAGCGCAGCGCGGACGGTGCCGCCTGGTCGAGCGTCGGCACGCTCACGAGCTACCAGGACATCCACGGCCGTCGCAAGGGCCTGATCGCGATCGGCATCGCCTGCCGGTTTGTCCGCGCGACGATCCCCAACGGCACGCCCACGGACGGCGCGGCCTACTTCTCGATCGGGGCCGCGTATCTTTTCTTGAACAGCGAGTCCGCCGCTATCCCGCCCGAGTGGGGACACGAGCTGGCGGTGGCGTACCCGCAGTCGCGGCGGGACCTGCCGAACGGGCGATCGGTGACCGTGGAGCTGGGCGCGCCGCAAATGACTTTGAGGGGCCAATTCCCGCCCAAGCCGGCCGAGGACGCAGCGAAGGTCATCCGGCTCGCGCGCGCGGGTACCGTTGGCATCGACATGGAATTGACGGCCAGCCGCGAGCGCGCGTGGCCGATGCGGGACTACGAGAGCGGCTTCACCCAGCGACCGCAGAACGTCGCCGTGTGGCCGGTTCAATTCACGTTGAAGGAGGTCGCTTAACGACGTTAAAAAAGAGGAGGCGACCAACCGGTGTTGTGGCACCGGCAAGCCACCTCAGCCCACTGCATGCACAGTGAGCCTCGGCCGAGGCCTCCCCGCCCCGTACGGAGCGAGGGGAGCCTAGCACAACAACAAAACCGAGGAGTCACCGGTGAGCAAGAAGAAGGGCATCCCCAAGAAGGTGCCAGGCAGGAACGGGTTTAAGTATCGGCAGCAGTACGGCGTCATCGTCATCTGTGACGATGAACGCCACCAGGAGCGGGTCTACAACCGGCTCCACGCGCGCGGCCTGAAGTGCAAGGTGGTGGCGGTATGAAGATCTCCGTCCATCACAGCTGCGAGGACTTCGAGTCCTACCGGGCAGCACGCGTGAAATCGCTCTTTAACATTTCGGACGGATCGAGGTTCGTGCTCGAAACGAGCCTCCCGATCGAGGACGGCGAGTGGCAGATCGGCCTGGTTGCCGGCCCCAGCGGCAGCGGCAAGTCGAGCATCGGCCGTGCGCTTTGGGGCGAGCGTGCGGTCTACCGGCCGCGCTGGCCGAAGGATAGGCCGATCGTCGACGCGATCGCGCCGCACGGTGACTTCAACGCGGTCACCGGCGCGCTCGCCTCAGTCGGGCTGGGTTCGGTGCCTTCATGGCTGCGGCCGTATCGCGTCCTCTCGATGGGCGAACGCTTCCGAGCCGATCTCGCGCGCGTGATCTGCGATTCGCCTGGGCGGATCGTGATCGACGAGTTCAGCTCCGTGGTCGACCGCCATCCATTTTTTTCCGAAGAGATCGAATGGCGTCTCGTGTCCAGGTACTACGAGAGCTACAAGGACCGGGATATCAAGTTCGACGAACGACGGACGACGCTCATCCCTTTTGTCGAACTGCCACTTGATGGAATACACGGCGATGGTCGACTGTTCGAGGAGGTTTACGTCGGGCCGTCTCCCAATCCGACCTTGGCATTCGCCGCTATCGCGAGCTTTTTGAGCAACAAAGGAGCATGCAGCGTCACTAGGAACAGCCTCTCGCCGGAGCGGATTGTCTGAAGAAGCCAGGCGGCTTCTAGCCTTGCCGGCGGCCCGATTGTTCCTTCTTCGCGTCAAGTTTTTTCATTGCGCGGGCCGCAGTCTTGAGGCGTTTCTGGACCCCCGCTATAGGCTCTTCGATCGGCAGAGATTCTGGCGAAAGCCCACTGTTCTTAACCATCATCTCGCGTACTTCTGACCCAACTGAGGCCGCCGTGTCGGACAGGTTTTGAAGGCCCGCCACCTTCTGAGCTTTCACCCTTGCTGCTGTCTGTGTAACGCGAAATAGATTGCCCGCCAGCTCGTCCAAGCCCATGAAGTCGTACAACACTTGCCCGTCTGGCACGCCCTTATAGCGCATCAATTGACGGAGCCCCATGTTGTACATGCCGCGAAAACCTGCGTCCTTGAAGATTCCGAACTGGGTGCTTTCGAGCCCGGCGGCCTTGGCCACTCCGCTCATTACAGATTCGGCGAGGCGAAGGTCCTGTCGTGCTTCAAGGCGCCCAAGATCCTGCTCGTTGATGTGATGCTGGATTAATTGGTCAGCAATCGCAGCGAGCGCAGCCTTGGCCTTGGCGACCTGGGGTTTCTTGGAATCTGCGTGCATCGAGACGAGGAAGCACGCAAATCGGCTGAGGCGAAATGTGCGTAGCGGCCGCCCGTTATGCTCGATGATTTCGGCGGTAAAGGCTTCGGTGGCGTCGATGTTCAGTCGTGAGCACGACGCCATTGCCTTGTTGATGACGCCGAGGAATGAGGGCCATGACTCATAGCCCAAGGTGTCCATGAACTGATGGGCGTACCAGTAGCGGACACCGTTTTCGCAGGCCGCATCTTCGAATTTCTGGATGCTGAACTCGGTCATCGGTGGGGGCCTCCCGGCTAAGGTTGCGGTGATTATAGACCCAACTAAAGGCGGCAAAAAGATGGGCCGTACGGGGGCTTGGGGGCGTACGCAAACCATGTGGCGTGCGTACGCAAACCATGTGGCGCGCTACATCCACGTCATGCGCGATCACGTCATGCACCGGAATG